AACAGGAACTACAAAGAGAACGAGCCGTACCACCACCCGCAGAACTCAGAGAACTTTTGAGAAAGAGTTTTACAAAATAACTCAAACATTAACTGTAACTGTTACACTTGATGTAACCATTACAGGAGGAACTATGACTAAGCAATTAGTTAATCCCGCAGTTGTGCAACCAGGTGATCATGTATTAGCAAAAGGCCATGATTTAATGGTGAAATACATACAAGGCCCTGATCACATTGGTGTTTATGATTTTCATGGCGTGAATGAAACTGGTGCAGATCAAATTGCAACAGCGCAGGATCTCATTACACTGATTAGGTGATTACTTTTCAGGTAGATGGCCAACCAGTTCCGCAAGGATCTATGAAGGTCATCAACGGGCATGTCATTCATGCCAAAGGTTCAGAACTGGCCGCGTGGCGTTCTGCCATTGCTTTGCGGGCTAGGGAAGCAGGGGCAAAGCCCCACATTGAGCCAGTGGAAATAGACATGATTTTTACAATGGCCCGCCCAAAGACTGTAAACCGCCCTGAGCCGTCTGTAGCCCCTGACCTGGATAAATTGGTCAGAGCAGTCCTAGACGGCCTCACAGCCATTGCCTACCGTGATGATGGGCAGGTTGTACGCCTGACCGCGGCAAAGCAGTATGGGATCACCCCTGGGCTTTGGGTTCAAATGTGGGCCAAAATGCCTGCGTAGGCGGTGCGACACGCCAAAAAGATTTTTTAAGGATTTGCCACTTTTTTTGCCAAATACCTGATTTGTAGTGTAATCTTTCTTTTGTAAGGGCAAGTAGCCCAAAAGAAAGAAGGCACAAAATGCGCGACTACAAAGTGTTTTATCCCGCAGATAATTACAAAGGCAAGTGGCACACAGCAAGCAAAATTACTGGTGTTGCAGATTGCCACAACCAACTTGTTGATCTTTCATGTGATCCAATCCATGTAACACCAAATCAAGATCGTGTTCACCCAATGGTTTGCAAGCGTTGTTTAGCAAAGGGAGGCAACTAATAATGGCTACAACAAAAATTCAAGCAGGGGAAGGCGTTAATTACGCAGATCCAAAATCTAATGTTGAATGGAATGATCCGTTTTGTGTTCAATGTGGCCGCAAAGTTGGGGCAGATGCCTGGCATGTAGAAATTATTAAGGGCGGCGAGATCCGCTTACAAGATGGCACTGAGCATGATGTGGCCGCTGATGATGGTTACATGGGTTGCTGGCCAGTAGGCAATGAGTGCGCTAAGAAATTTGCACCAAACCTACTTTTTAAGATGGCGAGATAATTGGCAAAATGTGTTTGACAAACTTCCCCAAAAAATTTTACAATTAACCCACAAGGGCAAAAGCCCCCAAACAGGAAGAAGGCGCAAAATGACATTAACAACAAACAAGACAGTAGTGAACAGCAAGTTGGTATTCAATCAATACCGCATTACTGAATACGCAGATCAAACATACCGTTACGAAAATTACCCATACTTTTTTAACAGCCAAATGGCGGCGCTTGCATGGGGCCGCGCTTATGACACTGCACAAAAAGAACTACGCGAAGTTCAAGACCACATCAACAACTTAATCAATCAAGTGGAGGCAAACTAATTATGACTACAAAACCAATGTTAATTATTTGTTCATGGTGCAAAAGCAAGACACCAATGAACACCAACAAAATGTGGTGGAACTTTCAAGATCCAATTTGGGCTGATCCAATTGGCTATTGCTCAGAAGAATGTATTAAATTTGCGCAAGTGCGCAAAGAGTTAATAAAAGAAAAAGCGGGCATGTAATGCTAATTAGAGTTGTTGCGCAAAACAACGCATCAGGCAACCCACGCAGGGGTTGGGTGTATGTAGATCAAACTGGCGCTTATCTTTCATTCATTGATGAAGGTTATGCAGGCTCGCAAGCAATTGAGGAATTTAGAAAAGCGGGCATAGCAGAAACTATAACTTTGAACATTACGCCTAAGCAATACAATGACTTAATTAAACGCGAGAGGACATGTTCAGCATGAAGTTCAAAGTAGAGATAACGGTTGAGTTCAGTGATTTTGTAATCCCTGACAATAAAAGCCAATCAATGATTAACGGCATGCAACGCGAGCAAGTAGCGTTTGTGCTTCAAGATAAATTGGCTGACATGAACTTACAAATTCATAATGTCTATAAACAACGATCCTGATGCACCTAGATGTTTTTGGTGTGGAACTTATGGATCACCTGCAAATTATGTAATTGTTTATGAAATCAATTGGTTTGGAAAACCATTAAGTGAATGTGAATGGTGCGGAGGCACTGAATACTTTAGAAGGAAGGCAAGCAATGGCAAAGACTAAATTGACACGCAGAGGCAAAATTGTTTTAACAATTGCGATAATAGCAATTTTTTGGTGGTTGTTTGATGTGACTACACCTGAGCAATGCAAAGTACCAGTAGAACAAATGAACCAATTTTGTTTAGATCTGATGTACCCATGACACCTGAAGAAGTTATTAAAAACCATTTAGAGCCACTTCAAGATGTTTTAACAACATGGATTGAAGGGCCTTATGTGGCAAAGATGTTAAGCGAACCTGAAAACCGTGAGCGGTATTTAGGGTTTGTAGAAGGCTTACGATTGAGTAGGGCTAATGTAATTCAAGCAATTACTAATCTAACGCCGCAAGAGGAGGAAGAATGATCTTTATTGCTAGTGTAATTATTGTGACGCTTTTAGGCGTTGTAATCTCTGAAATTTGCTATAAAATAGAGCAGTCCTAAAAATAACCTGAAAGGGGTAAAGAAATGGACAGTTTAATAAAGCGTTGTAATTGCGGCAGTTGGGTTTACGGTAACGCCGCGTGCGAAGTCTGTAGAAAGTTGGCGAACGGCTAAAGCCTGAAGCGTTTAACACAGATCCTTTTAAGCGCCGCACTAGCGGTAGGAATTGTGTTTGCTTCACCTGCAACGGCTCAAGCGCCAAAATTACAATTGCATCAAATGCCGCCAAAAGTTATTGCGCTTGAATTGGTGAAGAAAAATTACCCTGACTACAAAAAGCAATTTGCCTGCCTGGAGCAATTGCTTTACAAGGAGAGTGGGTGGCGCGTTAATGCGCTTAACCGCTCATCAGGTGCGTTTGGGCTGTTTCAATTTTTGCCCTCAACATGGAAAAATTACAAGTATCCTTACAAACCAAAAGACGCTTACACACAAATCAAGGCTGGATTACGCTATGTGTACAAGCGTTACCAAACTCCCTGCGGGGCGTGGGAATTTTGGAAAAAGCAGGCTGGCCCTGACATGCATGGAGGTTGGTACTAATGACCACATCACCATTTGGCCTGCCATTGCGCGTTGATCTTCCTACGGTAGATCCTACTGAATGGGAAGATGAAGAAGAAGATGGCGATTGATAAAAAGGTTGTTGCTACCGTAATTAACAGGGCTAATGGCTATTGCGAAGTCTGCGGTGGCCCTGGCTTAGTTGAGAACATGGCCCTGCATCACCGCAAACTCAAATCCAGGGGCGGTAAAGACACCGTTTCTAATCTCATCTTGATCCATCACGGTTGCCATAATCTAAAAACCGATAGTATTCACCTCAAGCCTGCAAGCGCAGAACAAAAAGGTTGGATTGTGCCTTCTTACAGAGAGCCACATGAATTTCCTTTTGTGAAGCCTGATGGTTCAATTGTATTACTACAAGATGACGGCGGTGAAGCCGTAATGATGGAAGGTGACTAATGAACATAAGTGTTAAAGGTAATTTAGGCAGTGATCCTGACCTAAAGTTTTCAAAGAACAACACCGCATACTGTAATTTTTCATTGGCTTACACACCGCGCAAACAAGTAAACGGTGAGTGGCAAGATGGAGAAACAATGTGGTTCAAAGTTGTTGCATTTGGCACAAAGGCTGAAGCAATTGCAGACACTTACAGAAAAGGTGACACTGTTTTAGTTGTTGGTGAAATGGTGCAAAGCACTTACACAGACAAAGAAGGCAAAGAAAAAACTTCTATGGAGATTACAGCCAAAGAAGTAGGTTTAGTTCCTAGACTGGGTAAGGCTAAGACAGGACAATTTGCAACTAAGGAGGCAACACCGTGGTAGATGATCTAATGAGTGCGGCAGAAGTGTGCGAGCGCTTGAACATTACATTGAATAATTTACGCCAAATTCAACACCGCAAGACACTTACATGGGTACAGAAGTCAGGCCGTAATGTGTTCTACACAAAAGCAGATGTTGAAAACTACTTTTCAAAGCGCCAGGAGCGTAATCAAGGCTAACATCTTCATGTGATCGTCATTGAAGAAGAAGTAACCGTGGCTCAGATAGATGAATGTCTGAGTCATGTTTACAACATGCTCAAAACTGATGAATTTGGTAACCGCATGGATTGGCGCAAAAAAGAAATGCTTTCAGAACAATTAGATGATTTGCTTGATGCGCGTTTGAACCTTGTAAGAACTGGTAAGCCATGAACAACACACCTTATGATGGAGTATTGCTTTTTATTGTCCTAAGCCTGTTCATTGCTGTAGTTGCAATGGCTTTAGGAGTTAGATAAGTTACGCGTACTGACCTCCACCCTGGAGGTTGAGTGCTGGACACAACCCACATTCTTAACTGAGTGTGGGTTTTGTTCTTTCAATTTGCGGTAAACTTTTTCTCACATTAAAGTGAACACATTATGGTAGAAAAAGCACCTACGCCTGAGCGTATAGACAGAGAACGCGAGATAGTTGAGTTGCGTACAGAGGGCTATGTGTGGCGTGAGATTGCAGTGCAGGTAGGCATGAGTACGGCTGGCGTGTACAAGGCTTACAACAGGGCTATGACGCGGGTAATTACTCCTGCGGTTAATGAACACCGTGAACTGGAATTAGATCGCCTGGACATTCTTCAGCGTACCTATTGGCAACCTGCCGTGAACGGTAATTTAAGAGCGGCAGATTTTGTGTTGCGCGTAATTGATAAGAGAGCAAAGTTACTGGGATTAGACGCACCAATTAAAGTTCAAGCAGAGGTGGTTACTTATGACGGATCAGATCTTGACGCAGAAGTTGAGCGGTTCGCAAGACTTATTGAAGCAGGAACACTCACAGCCTCAACCGACATTGCAACCATCACGGAACTCACGGATAATAGCGAGCCGTTGGGTGTGGAAGAACAAACTAGCGCGGAAGGAACAACTACCGCCTGAGGGTGACTGGAACATTTGGCTTGCAATGGCAGGCCGTGGATTTGGCAAAACAAGATTAGGCGCAGAGGAAATTGCGTGGCAAGCAATTACGCAACCCGCTACAAGATGGGCAGTAGTAGCGCCTACATTTTCTGATGCTAGAGATACATGTGCAGAGGGTGAGTCAGGCATTGTTGCAATTCTTCAGCGCTACCAAATGCTACAAAATTACAACAGATCTATTGGTGAGATCTTGCTCAAGAACGGTAGCCGCATAAAATTATTTAGCGCAGATAACCCTGAACGCTTTAGAGGCCCGCAACATCATGGTGCTTGGTGTGATGAGTTAGGTGCATGGCGCTATCAAGATGCCTGGGATCAATTGCAGTTTGGCTTACGCCTGGGTAAGAAGCCGCGGGTAATTGTTACTACTACACCGCGCTCTACAGCCCTTATACGCATGCTTGCAGGCCGTACAGATGGCTCAGTGGTAATCACCAGGGGATCTACATTTGATAATGCCGCAAATCTAGCCCCTAGTGCATTGATGGAGTTACAAGCCCGCTACAACGGCACAAGACTGGGAAGGCAAGAACTCTATGGAGAAATTCTTGATGATGTTGAAGGTGCATTGTGGACTAGAGGTTTGATTGACCGCACACGCATTGCTACAGCCCCAACTATGGCCCGCATTGTTGTAAGCGTTGATCCTGCCGTAACTAACAGTGAGAAGTCAGATGAAACAGGCATTGTTGTTGTTGGATCTACCGCAGATGGGCAAGGTTATGTAATGGGAGATTACTCACTTAGAGGATCACCTTTAGCCTGGGCAACAAAGGCAGTAGAACTATTTGACGCATACAAAGCAGATGCAGTTTTGGTTGAAGTAAACCAGGGCGGTGACATGGTGGGCGCAGTGTTAAAGCAAGTACGGCCTACCTTGCCAATTAGAGAAGTGCGAGCGCACATAGGTAAGAAACTTAGAGCAGAACCAGTTGCCGCTATGTATGAGCAGGGCCGTATTCACCACATTGGAGAGTTTGCAGAGTTAGAAGATCAGATGTGTACCTGGACTGTTGATGAACCAAACTCACCTGACCGCATTGATGCAATGGTGCAGGGTTTTAGTGATCTCTTAGGAAAGGTTACGGTTAGTAATTACTTTAACGCTATTGCTAATCATTGCCCTAAGTGTGGCTTGCCTATGCCTAAATCATTTACACATTGTTCTGCGTGTAGAACCGCTATGATTGTGACAAATTCTGAGGTGGCACAAGGAGCGTAATGGCTGACAATTACAACACAATAATTGATCAAGGCGCTGACTGGTTTCGCAATTTCTTGTACACACAGCCTGCAACGATTACAAATGCAGTAGGCAACGGTACAACTGTTACATACACCGCAGAAAACGGATTTAGTGCAGGGCAAACTGTTTAC